CGCATTGCTCGCCTGCGTGATGGAAACTCCCGCCTGCGTGCTGGCCGTGGAGGCCGACGCCGCGCTGGCGGTCTCGCTCAGACCGGCTGCCGTGGCGCTGGCGTTGGCTGCGGTGGCGCTCACCCCGGCCGCCGTCTGGCTGGCACCGGCGGCGCTCGCACTCACTCCGGCTGCCGTCTGGCTTACCCCGGCAGCGCTGGCCGATCCGGCCGCTGCCAGTTGGCTTGCCGCTGCCGCCGTTGCGCTCACCCCGGCCGCGCTGGCCTGCGTGGTGGCGGTCGCGGCCGACGCGGCGGCTGCCGTCTGGCTTGCTCCGGCGGCGCTTTGGCTCGCTGCGCACGCTGCCTGCGCGGCCGCATAGGTGGCGTCCAGCTGCGTGCGAAGGTCCGCGTAACTCATCGACATCATGCCCAGCGTCGGGTGGTCGATCACGAACACGTGAGTGCCGGTGAGGCTCACCACGGCGGGCTTGGCGTAGGGGCGGACTGTGGGGACGATCGTTGACATGGTCGGTGGCGCGGCGGGTCTTTGGTTTAAATTGAAACAGGGGCGGCACGTTGGCCGGTCCGCCCCTGGCGGTTATTCGTCAGGCGTTAGCTCAGGCGAATTGCGACTTGGTGCGCAGCGAGATGCCCCACGCGCTGTTGAGGATCATGCCCGCGTAGAAGGCCTTCCAGCCCACCGTCATCCATTGGCCGAGCGGGTTGCCAGAGTCCGGCTTGTCGTTGATGATCAGCTGGGGCTTTTGCGGGGAAGCGCCCATCTTCTTCATGTTCACGCAGCCATAGGCACCCTTGCCGGTGATGATGCTGGTGTAAATCAGGCCGGTGGTGTTGCTGCCAGCGGCCGAGAAGGTCGTGGCAAAGGTGCCCTCGGTCTCATCCTCCTGGAACGGGTTGGTGGCCTCCACGATTTTGCAACCGTAGTATTCGCCCACCTCACCGTTGAAGATCTTGTTGGCGTTGTTCTGGCGCACGACCTCGCGGAACTCCGAATTGCTCAGCAAGTCGGAAATCACCTGCGGGGGAAGCACGGCCACGTACTTGCCGCCGAAGGTCGGGGCACGGGCGATCTTGAGCTGCGTCATCGCGTTGAGCAGGTCGCGCGGGGTGATGACCGAGTTGGCCACGGTGGCCGAGGCGGTCGCAGCGAAGCTCGCCAGGCCTTGGCCGTAGCGTTTGCTCAGGCCGGTGCTGGGGTGGATCAGGATGTTGCGCAGCAGGGTGTCGAAATCCAACGCGAACTCCTCGCCCATCAGCTCGATCGCGGTGTCGAGGTACTTGATCAAGCCGACGTTGTTGGCGATGTCCGTCACCTTCGCCACGGCGCCGCGCTGGGCGAGCGTCACGTCGATGGGCGTGTAAGCGATGGAGCGGAAGGCGGACGGTGCAATGCCCTCGGCGAGCGCGGCGGGCGCGCCTTCAGCGGCCAAATTGGCAACCGGAGGGCGGAAAAAGCGCACGCTGGTGCTGCCTGCGTTGGCGGGCAACTCCTCGAGCTGCGCGGTGTCGATGAGCTTGGTGAGCTGGACGGCGTGGCCGAGCAGCTTCTTGGAATACTGGGGCTGGATCGTGTTGGCGATCAGGGTGGAGTCGATAACGGCCATGGTGGTGGTGTGTTCTGCCTGATGTGCTCAGGCGGGCGGTTGTGTTTAAATGCGGTGCTAGGCCCCTCGGTCGGCGGATGCAGCCAGCGCGCGCACATGGGCGTCGGCCTCGTCGGACGACATCTCATGCAACGCCTTCGGGCTGGGGTGCTGGCCACTCGGCAGGGAACCTCGCAGGGAGGTGAGTTTCGTTAAGCGCGCGATCTCGGCCTTGCTGGTCTCGACTTCCTTGCGGAGCGTCTCGGCCTGCGCGGCGGCTTGTTGGAGCTTGGCAACCTCGACAGCGGCGCGGATGCCGTCGGGGCGGGCTTTGAAAAACGAGGCAAACGGCGAGTTATTCACCAGTTCGCCCACGGCTTTGAAGATCGGATTCGCAGGATCACCCAGCGCAGGCTCGGCCTGCACGATGGCGGCAGCCTCGGCTGCCCACCGCTGTTGGAATTCCGGCGCTTTCCAGGCTTCGTCCACCGAGGCGGCATTGGGCACGGCGGCGCTGCGCGGGGCAGGCTGCTGTTGCTTGAGCGCTTCGGCTTTGTTGCGGGCGAGGTTGGCCATGTTGGCGTCGCCCTCGTCTTCATAGCGTTTGGCCGCCCGCTCATACGCGGCAGCGGTCAACCCATGCTCGTCCTTGGCTGGCTCCGTGGGTCCGGCTGGCTGCGTGCGCAGGGCGGTGACTTCACGTCGCAGGCTTTCCAGTTCACTCACGATCTTCGTTTTCTCCTCACGGAAGGCCGTCTTTTCCGCGTCAAACGCCTTCCACGACCGGTCCTTGCGCTCGGCTTCCTTGGTCGCCTTTTGAAAAGCGGTTTCAGGTTTGGCCGGTGCGTCGGGTTTTGCGTCGGTGGTCGGTTTGGCTGCGGGCTTGGTGGCCTTGCTGGCGTCCTCGGTCAGGTCTTTGGTGTCTGCGCTCTCGTCGGAGGCGGCCGACGTGCCGGGGGACTCGGGCGCGGCCGAGGTGGTTGCCTGTGCGGGGGTGGCTGCGGGGAGTTCCCGACCTTCATCGGCGGCCATCGCGGCGGCGAGCATGTCGGCGTCGGAGGTGTCGGTGCTGGCGGGAAGGGTGGCTGTATCGCTCATGTTCGGGTATCTGCTACGGCTGGTGTTGATCGAGCCCGGCTTCTGCCGTGGTGACGTCGGACTCGGTGTGGCCAACTTCGGCGTTGGCTATGCGGGAAAGTGTTTTTGCGAGTTGCCAGGCCACGACGCACCCACGGGCCACGCCTGCGGCGTGCTGGATGCGGTCGGGCGGTTGCGCGATGGCCTCTTGCGCCTGCTGCTGGCAGAAGTTAATCATCGCCGTGTCGATCTTGATCCCCATCGGGCTCTGGATCATCACGCCCCACTCGCGGGCCTCCGTCGCCGTCAACGCCACGTCCGGCAGCCAGCGGCTCGGCTCTTGCAGGGCTTTTTTAATATCCTTCAGCAGCGGCTCTGAATTCATCAGCTCACGCTCGCGCTTCTCCATCACGGTCACGTGATCGATAAGCTGAGTCCTGCGCTTCAAGAGCTCGGCATGCGGTGCCGCCGAATGGGCAGCGGCCAGCACGTGCTCCTCGTAATCGGTCACCACGAGGCTGCGCAGGGCGTTGCGTAAAAAGTTAAAAAAGCGGCGCATGGCTTAGACGGGGATTTCTTGCGGGTTGCTGTTCATCTGGCCGAAACCGGCTTGCAGTTGCTGCATCTGGGCGGCGGCCTGTTCCTGCATCGCGGCCTGCTGTGCGGCGGCTCCGAGCTGTTGCAGGTACTGCTGGATCTGCGGGCCCTGCGCTTTCCACTGGTCGCGGTTGGCCTTTTGCAATGCCTGCGCGTGCGCGGCCACGTGCTGGGCCAGCAAGCCGAGGACTTCGGCCGGCAGCGGCTCGCCCTTGGTGGCGCGGCGCTGGGTAAATCCGGCGATGCTCTGGATGTGCGCGCCGTGGTCGTCGGTCTCCTTCACCTCGGACGGGTAACCCAGCAGCATGATGGAAATCTCCTGCGCCTGGTCCTCCAACTGCGCGGCCTGCTGGGTGCCTTGACCGATGAGCAGCTTTTTGGTTTTGCGCGGGTCCATGGCGTTAAGCAGGCCGCGGCGCAGCTCCTCCTGGTTGATGAACGGGTCGCCCCGGAACATCTGGAAAAGCGCTTGCTCCTGCTGCACCACCATGCCCCGGTTCCAGTTGTCGCCGGACGCGTTCAGCTCGATGCGGTAGCTGCCCTCGAGCGCCTCCGGTGCTATCTGCGCGTAACCATCCAGATTAAAATAATCGGTGCGGGTTTTGACGTATTGCAGGCACAGCGCCCAAGCCATGCGCAGGCCGTGGCCCAGCTCGCGGCGGAAGCTGCGCGTGCGCATGTCGGCGGCCTGCCCCATGACGCTGGCAATGAGCGAGACCTCTTTGGCGGTTTTGTTGTCGCGGCCCGGCTGTTGGCTGCCGGTGCCGAAGTCCGGCGCGGCGATCAGCTGGTCGGCGACCGAGCGCGTGCCCATCATGCTTTGGGCAATGTCCACCGGTATCGGCGGCATCTGCACGGCCTGCAGCTTGAACGGCAAAATCTGCCCCGGCACCATGCGCAGGTTGGCCGTGTTCGGCACGCCATTCTCGGCGGTAAAAACGGGGTTACACACCAGCGTCTGGTAATCCTTCTGGGTGTTCCAGTCCTTGCACAGCGCGGCCTCGAACGGGGCGAGGCGCTCCATCACCGAGCGCGGGTCGTAATACCCACGATCCTTGCGCTCCATCGTCATCTCGAAAAACGGCGGCGGCGGGTTTTTGCATTCGAACACGCCCTGGGCGTAGGGCAGGCCGAACGCAGGCCGCAGCGGGCGGGTCGGCGCGGTGGGGCTGTAGGTCTCGATCTGCCATTTGCCCGCCTCGTCGCGGGAGTATTTCTCCCAGACGACGAGCATGTCCTTTTTGCTGTTGGTGGTGATTCCCTCGCGGGTGCTGCGCGCCTGGTCATAGCTCGCGTTGGCCGTGGCGCTGGATTCACCGGCGGCGATCGCGGCGAGGGTTTCGGCCGACTGGTCAAAGTCGGTCAGGCGCTTGTAAGCGTGCAGGCTGTAGTGCTGCACGTGCACGATCCAGTCCGCCTCGGCCAAGCGCCCCGTGTGCGCGGGCACGATCAGGTGCGTCGGGTTGACCGCCTCGAAGCAGATTTTCTCGCGCTCCGCGCACCAGTAAACCTTCACCGGCGCCACGGCGCAGTTGAGCATCTTGTCGACCGCGATCGATAGCTCGTCCTCGAAGTTGCTCTCTTGCTTGAGCTGGTAATCGAACCACAGCGCGGCCTCGTTCTGCGCGGCTATGTTCTCCTGGCGAAGGCTGGTGAAGCTCGCAATGGTGTCGTTTGCGTAAAGCTGCGACAGGTAGAACGGCTTCAGCTTCTCAATCTGCATGTCGCCCAGCGGGAAGTGCATATCGGCCGCTCCGGGGAACGGCTTATTGATGCGGCGCAACCCGTCATGGCGCATCTTGTACCAAGTCGCCTGCCTGTTTTCCCAGGTGGAGCGGGCTTGGACTGCATCGAGGATTTCTTCGTGTGTGACCATGTCGGGTGGGCTTTTAAAAATTGGGCGTGACGTGACGTGACGTTGGTGGGGTTAGTAACCGGCGAAGGCTCCGGCCATGTCGGTGATGCCCTGGCGTTGGGCCATTTGTTCGATCAGTCCGGTGTCGGGCTCGAAGCCACCGACAAACGGGATCGGGTCGCACGGGCGGCTTTCCTTCATCGCCCCAAGCAACGCGTCGGCGCGGTCGGGCGAGTCGATGCCGCGCGACTTCATGTCCTCCTTGGCCTCGACGTGGAGCACGCCTGCGCTGTTGGTGTAGCCGGTGCGCTCGGTCAGCTGGGCGATGGTGGCGTCGTCGAGTTCGTCAATCACGACGCGACCCTGCTCGATCGCCTTCGCGCCCTCGTACCACGTCTCGGCGGCGATGTTGGCATAAGCCTTGTCGCGGGCGCGGCTGCCGTTGTTGACCCGCTCCAAGACCCAGCCCAGCTCGGCGAGCCGGTCCAGCATCACCTTGCCGAGGCCGCCTGCGTCGCCTGCCACGAGCTGCGCGCAGCGCGCGGGGGTGATCCCCATTTTTCTGAAGTGGTCAATAAATTGCCCGCAGCCCTTCATGGTGTCCTTCTCACGCCAAGCGGCCACGACGCGGGCGCGGTTGCCCTTGCGGTACGCGATCACGTTCTCGTCACCACCGGCGGCGAAGTCGCAGAACACCCGCTCCTCGCCACCCATGGCGGCGGGCGGGTTGTTGCGCAGGGAAGTCAGCCACGCGGCCTTGATGATCGTGCCCTCGGCCCCCTCCATGAATTCGGCAAACACCTTTGATCGCACCAACGGATCCGCGATGCCACGCATGGCGATCAGCGCCGCGTTCTTCGCGTGGTCCGCGTGTGGGCAATGCTCGGAGGCGATCTGAAACGTTTTGTAAAACTTCGCCTCGCTCGTCTGGCTCCGGTAAAACTTGCCGGTGCTGCCACCGCAGCTCGACGCAAACAGCAAGCGCTGGTACGTGCAGCGGTCGATCGCGTCAAATATCGTCGGCGCGATGCTCTTGGCCTCGTCCACCACGATCATCAGCGGGCCCGAGGTGCGCTGGTCGTAGAGCGGGTTGATGTTGCCGTGCCAGCCCTCGAAGCGCCCGCCGTCGTTGGTCGAGAAGCCGATCGCCACGGATCCGTTCGGCGCGGTGATCTGGTTGTCGGTAAACTCCCAGCCCGGCAGGCGTCCGGCATGGGCGCGCAGCGCGGGGAACAACTGGCCGCGCACCTGGCGCTCCACGCCCGAGGTGATGACCACCTTGCTCTGCGGGTGCAGCGCCATGTGCCAAAGCACCACGGTCGGAATCAGCACCGTGGTCTTGCCTGCGCCGTTGCAGGTGCGCACCGAGACGCGCGCCCCGTGCGGCTCCATCGCCTGGATCACCTGCTTCTGGCGATCGTTGGCGGTGACCTTGTAGTAAAGTTGGTTTTCGTCGCGGCACTCGGCCACGACTTTGGGGGTCGCCGTGTCGGCGATCGGGATGCCTAGCAGGTAACGGCCGAACCCGTAGGGCGAAGTCAGCAGCGCCTTCTGCTCCGGACTCATGTCGGCGAGCTTCAAGCGGCGGCCTCCGGTTGGTTGGCGGCGATCAACTCGCGGCGGGTGGCGGTCAAGGCGGCGAGCGCCTCGGGCGGCAGGCTGAATTCCACCGTGCCGGTGTGTTTAACGTTGAGAGTGAGTTTGCCGTGGATCGACGCGATCAGGCTCGAAGCGTCCTTCCATTGGGCCGAGGCCAGCTTCCGCTTCTCCACCGTGTCGCTGTTGATCGCCTCGCGGAAAGCGCGGGCCTGCAACTCGGCGGCCTGGCGCAGGGTCGTGTCGATCGAGGCCCCGCTGCGCACCCAGGCTTGGTTGAGAAGCCCTTGGACCTTAGCGGTTTTTAACAATCTGGACGCTGCGACGTCGAGGGAGGCGGCGCTCCCGGTGAAC